GTATTACAGGTAATCGAGGAAAGAGGGTATACAAATCTATACTACACCACGAGAAACGATTCTGGATACGTAGAAACTTACTTAAACCCTTACGAACAATCCTCTGGATATGTTCCAGGATTCTCTACAACTCTAAAAACCCGTCCTCTAGTAATTGCTAAGATGGTAGAATACGTTTCTGAAAGAAGTGTTAAGATTAAATCTAAGAGACTTCTAGAAGAGATGAAGACTTTCGTATGGAAGAACGGTAAGGCACAAGCACTTCACGGATATAACGACGACTTAGTAATGAGTTTTGCTATAGGTATGTTTGTTCGAGATACGGCACTCAAATATAGACAGCAAGGGATTGACCTTACCAAACAAGCATTAAACAACATATCAACATACCAGACTAGATACCCTACCCCTTCTCATGCATTTAGAAACAATGAGGTAGAAAATCCGTATAACATAAATGTTAACGGAGGACAGGAAGATATAAGATGGTTGTTCTGATATTTATATAATACAAAAAAAACATTATGGCAGATACTGGATTATTTAGTAGGTTAAAAAGATTATTCTCCACCGACGTAATTATACGTAACGTAGGAGGTAATCAACTACGAGTTATTGATATAAATTCAGCACAATTATCAGGACAGATTGAGACTAACTCCCTATACGACAGGTTTACAAGACTTCACCTAACAGGAGCAGCACCAATTTATAATCCATCTCTGAACTATCAAACATTACGTATACAGCTCTATTCAGATTACGAAGCGATGGATACAGATGCTATCATTGCATCTGCTTTAGATATTATTGCAGACGAATCCACCCTAAAGAATGATCTAGGAGAAGTATTACAGATACGAAGTTCAGATGAAAGCCTGCAAAAAGTACTCTATAATTTATTTTACGATGTATTAAACATAGAATTTAACTTATGGGCCTGGATCCGTCAGATGTGTAAGTACGGAGACTTTTTCTTAAAGCTGGAAATAGCAGAGAAGTTTGGAATTTATAATGTAATTCCGTACGTACCTTATAACATTGTAAGAGAGGAAGGATTTGATAGAACTAACCCAACAGCCGTACGTTTTAAGTTTGACCCGGATGGAGTAGGAGGAGGAAGCTCTGGCTACTTTGGAGGAGTACAAACAGCATTAGATACTGCAAACACTATCTACTTTGATAATTATGAGATGGCTCACTTCCGTCTTCTAGCAGACGTAAACTACTTACCTTATGGACGTTCCTATATCGAACCTGCCCGTAAGCTGTTTAAGCAGTACACCCTCATGGAAGATGCGATGTTAGTTCACCGTATTGTTAGAGCACCAGAGAAGAGGATATTCTACATTAACGTAGGAGGTATCCCACCTCAAGAAGTAGACGGATTTATTCAGAAGACTATTTCAAAAATGAAAAGAACTCCCTACATGGATCAGCAAACGGGAGAGTACAATCTTAAATTCAATATGCAGAACATGATGGAGGACTTCTTCATCCCAGTAAGAGGTAACGATTCTGCAACTAAGATTGATACAACAAAAGGATTAGAGTATGATGGAATTAAAGACGTTGAATACCTAAGAGATAAACTATTCGCAGCTCTAAAAGTACCCAAAGCTTTCATCGGATATGAAAAAGACTTAGAAGGTAAAGCAACTCTAGCTTCTCAGGATATCCGTTTTGCAAGAACAATTGAAAGAATCCAAAGAATTATCATATCAGAGCTAACTAAGATAGCATTAGTACATCTATACGTACAAGGTTATAAAGGAGAAAATTTAACTAACTTTGAGCTGTCGATGACCACTCCGTCCATTATCTATGACCAGGAGAGAATAGCGCTGCTAAAAGAAAAAGTAGGTTTAGCAGGAGATATTATAGACAAAAAACTATTGCCGTCCGACTGGGTATACGACAATGTATTCCACTTCAGTGAAGATCAATATGATGAATATAGAGACTTGATTCTAGAAGATCAAAAAAGATCTTTCAGATTGAATCAGGTAGCTAATGAGGGTAATGATCCTTTAGAATCAGGAAAATCTTACGGAACACCTCACGACTTGGCTACAATTTACGGAAAGGATAGAGCACAGATGAATGCAGATCTACCTGTTGGATACTCAGAAAAACCAGTTTTAGGACGACCAGAAGAAAAAGCCTCCTACAAAGATACTCAACAAGATCCACTTGGAATGGATAGGTTAGGCAGAAGTCGTAATAAAGATGTAGGAATGGACAGTAACCCTGTTAGAAACGACTTTAAAGGAGCATCCCCACTAGCATTAGAAAGTACAAAAACTGCGTATTTGAAAAATAAGAAACTGTTAGAAAGTATTGATCTAGGAGAAAAGAAGCTTGTTTTTGAAGGACAGAATACAGGAGGAGGCCTTTTAGATGAAAGTCAAATTAAGGATTTAGAGTAATACATATATTTATATAAAAACTGAATGTTAACCAACGTAAAGCACTCGAAGTATAAAAATACAGGTATTTTATTCGAGCTATTAGTAAGGCAGATTACTTCTGATACATTATCAGGGAAACAAACTAATGCTACAGGCATTCTAAAGAAATATTTTACAAAGACGGAACTCTTAAAAGAATATAAACTTTATAAAGCTCTACAAGAATCCCAAAAGATTTCAGAAGCAAAAGCTAACTTCCTTATAGGCACTCTACTAGAAACCGCTCAAAAGCTTAATCGTAGAACTTTGAGGAAAGAAAAGTACAATCTTATTAAAGAGATAGGTGAGCATTACAATTTAGATGAGTTTTTTAAAACTAAATTACCTAACTACAAAGCCCAGGCTGCTCTGTATACTTTAATTGAACTATACACTACAGAAGGAGTAGGAGATCCTCAACAGATAGTTAACAATAAAGTAACTTTACTTGAACATTTAACCTTAGATAAGGTAGACAGTGATAAAGTTGAAGCAGATATCATAGAGGAGTTTAAAACTTATGATAAAGATCTTAGAATCCTAACTTACAAAATACTACTAGAGAAGTTTAACGGTAAATACGCAACGTTTACGGATAACCAAAAACGAATACTTCAAGAGTACATTACTTCAGTAGACTCTACTCCAAAACTAAAAGACTACTATAACGGAGAAATTCAAGAACTTAAGAAAGAATTTCAAAAACTTTCTAAAAAAGTTACCGAAAAGGTAATCGGTATAAAACTTGATGAGTTACTCAAGTATATGAACCCATTACAGAAGACAGAAAAAGTTGTGAACGAACATATCGTAAATCTACTACAGTATCATGAACTACTCAATGAACTTGTAGCTATAGACGTTAAGAAATAAAGGGTTGAGCGCTATGAAGGCTACTGTTAAACTTTCACACTTAAGAACTCTAATAGAGACTAGAATACTAGAAGTAAAATGGACTGAAGACGAAATCAAAAAAGAAGCTAGTAAGTACAATTCAAGAGGAGAATTTGCGAGAAACAGTCCTGCAGCATACCAAGCAGCATACAAACGTGAAATATTAAAAGACTTATTTTCTGATAAAAGATCGAAATGGACTAAAGACGAAATTAAAAAAGAAGCTAGTAAGTATAAGTCTAGTACTGAATTTATAAAAAACAGTCCTGCAGCATACCAAGCAGCATACAGGTACGGAATGTTACAAGACCTATTTACTGATACGAGATTGAAATGGACTGAAGATATGATCAGACAAGAAGCTAGTAAGTATAGGTCTAGTACTGAATTTGCAAAAAATAGTCCTGCAGTATACGCCGCAGCACAGAGGCGTAGGATGTTAAAAGACTTATTTTCTGATAAAAGATCGAAATGGACTGACGAAGAAATCAAAAAAGAAGCTAGTAAGTATAAGTTTACTGGAGAATTTGCAAAAGATAGCCCTGCAGCATACTCAGTAGCACAGAGACGTGGAATGTTACAAGATCTATTTCCTGAAAGGAAAATAAAATGGACTGAAGACGAAATCAAAAAAGAAGCTAGTAAATATAATTCAAGAGGGGAATTTGCGAGAAACAGTCCTACAGCATACCAAGCAGCATACAAACGTGGAATGTTGGACAAGTTGTACGGTAAAGTTGAAAACCGTACGCACTGGACTGAAGATAGGATTAGAGCCGAAGCTAGTAAGTACAATTCAAGAGAGGAATTTGCGAGAAACAGTCCTGCAGCATACCTCGCAGCACAGAGACGTGGAATGTTACAAGACTTATTTTCTCATAAGAGATCGAAATGGACTGACGAAGAAATCAAAAAAGAAGCTAGTAAGTATAAGTTTAGTACTGAATTTGCAAAAGGTAGTCCTTCAGCATACTCAGCAGCACGGACACGTGGAATATTAGTTAAGTTATTTCCTGAAAAAAAATTAAAATGGACTGAAGACGAAATTAAAAAAGAAGCTAGTAAGTATAATTCAAGAGGGGAATTTCAAAAAGGTAGTCCTGCAGCATACGGTGCAGCATACAGGTTCGGAATGTTGGATAAGTTGTACGGTAAAGTTGAAAACCGTACGCACTGGACTGAAGATATGATTAGAGCCGAAGCTAGTAAGTACGAATCGCAGGTAGAATTTAAAAAAGGTAATCGATCGGCTTATCAAGCAGCAGTAAGGTACAGAATGTTAGATGATTTATTTCCCGGTAGGAGAATTAGAAGGGGAAACTTTGAAAAATGGACTGACGAAGAAATCAAAAAAGAAGCTAGTAAGTATACTTTTGCTAGTGAATTTGCAAAAGATAGTCCTGCAGCATACGCTGCAGCACAGAGACGTGGGATATTAAAAGACTTATTTCCTGAAAGGAAAACAAAGTGGACTCAAGATTTAATTAAACAAGAAGCTAGTAAGTACAATTCAAGAGGAGAATTTCAAAGAGATAATCCTTCAGCATATACTACAGCATACAGGTATGGAATGTTAGATGATTTATTTCCAGGCAACCGTCCTTTCGGGCCGGCGAGTGATACATACGATCTACAGGAATCTACACTAAATAATTTAAAACATAAGATTACTAAAAAAGCTTTAGTAGAGATGATACTGAAGAAACTTTCCGAAATGTCAGCTACCGGAACTGGAGCAAGGTATATTCCCGGGCAAGGTCCACAAACGGCAACACCGGTAGCAGGTAAAGCGAAAAACTACTACGTTAAAAAATTAGGCTGGAAACTAGTAGATAGAAGTAAAGCTAAAAAATCTAAAGTAATGGATTATAAACGGCTTTGGAAATAATTCGATATTTATACGCATGAGAACTCTCGAAGAAATAACAGCAGAATTAGAAGAAGCTAGAACCTTAGCTAGGGAAGCTAGGAGTAAAGTTTCTAATTTGAAACTTGAAAGAATGAAGACTTCTAAGAGAACAAAACTTATGAACCTTTTTTTAGAAATCCTTAGAGATAAAAACCTATGAATACATTACAGGAACAATACAATTTAAT